AGCAGGATTGTTTACACCTTTAAGAGCAGCTAAAGTAACAGTAAGGCAAGAAGAGGAGCAGCAGTAATGGCTTCGATACCTAATGATCCCGGCAAGTGGTCCAGAGCTAAGGCCAAGGCCAAAAAGAAATTTAAAGTGTACCCCAGTGCCTACGCTAACGCTTGGGCTGCTAAGGAATACAAAAGAATGGGGGGAACCTGGAGAGGGAAAGACAACAGAGTTAAGAAGAAAAAGAAGAGGAGAGCATAATGGCTAAGGGTGTAAAGCATTACTTCAGAGACGGAACTGAACACAGGGGCGGGATGCATAAGATGCCCAACGGTCAGCTACACTCAGGTAAAACTCACGGCAAAACTAGCAAACGCCTGTATCACTTTAAGGATTTATCAAAGACAGCCAAGGCAAAGGCCAGGAAACGTGGCTAAGAAGGGTGGTCTTGGTAAGTGGTTTGCCGAAGAGTGGGTTGACGTTAAGACTGGCAAACCCTGTGGGCGTAGCGGTAAGAACGACAAGAGGGCGTACCCCGCTTGCCGTCCTAAGGCCGTAGCGTCTCGTGTGTCCAAGTCAGAGGCACGTAAGAAGACTGGTCCATCTAAAGTTAAGTGGTCAGTGACCGCTTCTGGTCGTAAAAGAACGTAGTTGTTTTGTAGGGTGGATAATACTTAAGCCAGTCCTTATTAATTGTAGCTACTACAGAAGCAGATACGATATAAACAAACCAAAGAAACACAAGTAAAATTATTCCTTTGAAAACTAAAGTAATTAACCGCATTCTTTTGTGCCAGTTTCAGGGTCAATGTAACAGGCAGCGCCCTCTGTCTGTGGTTCATCGGCCACATTAAGAATACCATAGCGTTTACCTGCCAGTCTGAAGGTAGTCACACCCTTTAGCTTACCCTTCCATCCTTTCATGTACACATCCTTGAACTCATCAAAGGTTACTGCGTCCCCTACGTTGATGGTCTTGGAACACGCGCTGTCTACAAAGGGCTGCACTGCAATCTGAATAGCAAGGTGGTCGTCTACTGACAGGTCGTTGGCTACCTCACCCTGTAGATTATACTTGTCATGTACGTAGTCCTTCATCTTCATAATGATGGGACCTTCTGGTAACTGCACAGTCCTGTCGTACTCCAAGGCAAACACAGGTTCAATCCCGCTGCTTACGTTGTCAGCGGTAAAGCTGATGGTTCCTGTGGGTGCTATGGAAATCAAGTGGCTATTCCTCATGCCCTGCTTCTTGATCTTTTCCTTAAGGTCCTCAGGAAACTTGGATAAGAAACCACTCTCCAGATACCCCGTCTCTTTGAACTTAGGAAAGGGACCCTTCTCTACTGCAAGGTCTGAGCTTGCCTCATAACAGGCATGGGTCAGCGTCTTCATAATCTTCTTGGTAAACTTAACGGACTCAGGAGAGCCATAGGAGAGGTTCAGAAGAGTGAAGGCATTGGCTAGGCCAGTAATTCCTATGCCTATCCTACGGGTCCTCTGATGCTCCTTACGCTGCTCCTCAAGGGGGTACTGTGTACGATCAATGACGTTATCCATAGCACGTACAACGTGAGGGACATCCGCATTGAACTGTTCATAGTCAAACTCAAAGTTGGGAGTGATGTACCGTGGCAGGTTAAAGGACCCCAGGAGACAGGCACCGAAGGGAGGGAGGGGCTGCTCACCACAGGGGTTAGTAGCGTCAATGTCCTCACAGTACCATAGAGGATTGTCCTCATTAACACGGTCAATGAAGATGACCCCTGGCTCTGCCCAGTCCCAGTTGTTACGCATGATCTCGTCCCACAACATACGGGCGTTGATCGTGTTGTAGACCTTACCATTAAACTTAAGGTCGAAGTCTCCATCCTTCTCCACTGCCCTCATGAACTCATCAGTAACACCTACTGAGATGTTAAAGTTGGTCAAGTCCTTGTCGTTCTTCTTTGCTCGAATGAACTCCTCAATATCAGGATGATCCACTCGAAGCACTGCCATCATTGCCCCTCGTCTGTGCCCCGCTGAGACAATCGTTCGGCAAACTGCATCAAAGATATGCATAAATGATACAGGCCCACTAGCGGAACTGTCAAGAGAAACAATACGATCACCACTAGGGCGAATAAGACTGAAATCATAGCCAATACCGCCTCCTCTACGCATAGTCTCAGCAGCTTCCCCGGCTCTCTGCATGATCGAGTCCATAGAGTCTTCAATAGCCCCACTAACAAAACAATTGAGTGCTGTAACATTCCTAGGACTTCCCATCGCGGATTGGACTCTCCCCGCAGGAAGGAAACGCATGTCCATAGTGATTTCTTTATACGCTTTACGATGCTCTTCATCATCTGACATTGCTCCTGCTTGTCTACTGATGGCCTCCTCAAAGCTTTCATTTGCTAACCGATACTTCATGGCATGGAGGTCATCGCATGGTTTAATCTGTGGTCCTACTGAGTTTCTTCCGTACATATTTAGTTTCCTTAGTGATGGGTTATGGCATGTTCCTCAGGGAAATCAGGACCCTGAGTAAACCTTATAAACATTTCTTCCAGTGCAAGAGCCACAAAGAAGGAGGGCTCTTTGTTGTTGAGCTTTGCTAAGTCCTTCAACCAGGAATAGAACTGAGGGTCTATGTCCTCCTCGTCTATCAACTCAGCAAAGTATTGTTCCTCTAAGTACTTATCCATGTGTTCTACCTTTCAGGGGTAAACTCTATAACATTTTCAGTACTGGACATTTCTTCTGCCAAAGCAGCATACCCTGCTATGTCCACAAAGCTATCCGAAGTATGCTTATGAACTAGCCTAGCTACCTTAAGAAGTATCAACATAACTGCTACGTCCTCTGGTTTCAGTCCGTACTCTTCGTCTAGGTATGTGTTCCATAAAGCAGCAATACGTTTGTGATTGTCGTAAGCATCTCCATAGTCGTTGGCACGTTGACCATTTATGATAGTCTGAGCTTCTTTAAGAACTTCATTCCTATTCATTATTATACTCCTCTTCATCTTGAATGTCAACATCAAACTCTCGTCGCAGGTTATCCATAGTGTCCTCAACTATGTCCTCAAATCTCTCAAGAATATCTTCACTGGTAATGTCCAGAAAGTCACAAAGAAATTCAGGATCAGTGATAGCTGCGAGTCTCCTAATGAACTGTTCATTTGATAAAGGCATCGGTAATGTCCTCCAATGTGTACCACTTGAACCCTTCCTTCTCACACCATTCTGACATATTCATTTTACTTCCCTTCCTTAGTTTTTTGTTTGGGTTATACAGAAGAAAAACCAACTGTCTTTTCTTTGGTAGACTGTCCCGTATTGCTTTGTACTTCTGTGTGTCACCGACTCTGAAGTATCCCTTAGCCTCCACAAGAATATCTATTTTGTTTTTATTGTTTCTCCCTATAAAGTCAGGGATGTAATTCTTGTGGATGACATAAGGGACCTTCTCTGATTCGTACTTACAGTACTTCGTCAGTAAGAGACCGGCTGTCTCCTCAAACTTATTCCGATACTTTCGAGGCACTCTTCTTGACCTTGACTTCTTTTGTGAGAGCCTGGGTCATGCCTCCTGTCTGAGCAACAAAGGGCGTACCGTGTAAAGACCATCCCTCGTTGAGTAACTCAGTTACCTGTTGCTCGAAGCGGTCATGGCGTGGGGTATTAACAACTTTAAATTCAATCATTGATGTTCTCCTGTTCATCTAGGTTGATCTCTGGGTGAGGTACACCCTTGCGGTTCTTAGGAACGTTTACGACAGTAGTTAAAAACTTTGGACCCGATCCTGTAAAGAATGCCCGGACTTCGGGGTAGCAGATACGTTTGTACTGACAATACGAGCAGGTAGTACACAGTTTTAAGTTGCCTGACTTCCCATCCTCTTCGGGAGAATAGCATCTTGAGGGTCGGTCTTCCTGCTTTACTGACTTTTTTACATGCTCAATCCTTTCCTCAATATCACCTGAGAAATGCTCGTGCATGGGATCACTTGTGTTATCCAAGTCATACTCAAGGACAGCTAGCTTGCCACTGTCTCTGTCCATAGCAAGCCACGCCCACTTACGTTCTCCTTCCGCATGGGCATAGGCCTTGATCTGATCGACGTAACCAAAGTCATCGTTAGCCGCCAGTGTTCTGTCCTTGAATTTCATAAGGCCATACTTGGTGGTGGACTTAACGTCCGTCACAATGCCATCAATCTTACAGTCCATGTGACCCTTGACTCCACCAACGGATACTTCCTTCTGTTCATCCGTTACCTCATGTCCGGTAAGACGCACAAGAAACAGGAGCATCTCCTCAATCATGTGACCGTACATAAACTTGATAAGAGTGTGGGGCTTGATGCGCTCCCCTCGGTAGCCGTTGTAGGCAAACCACTGGATAAGATCATTCTTACCCACTGAGGAAAGGCGTAGTTTCCTACCGTCCCTACGTCCACCCGGAAGGAACTCCTTACGCATGATGTCCTTCATGGCCTCTCCGAACTTGTCTATCTCCTCCTCAACGTCCACACCATCACCAGTGTTTCTGTTGACCATAAGGGTATAGATGTCTTCGACTAGGGTATCCATGTTCTTTTCCATTATACTCTCCTATTAGTGGGTCTCTGCCCACGATTGTCCCACCTTGTACTCTCCGTCCAGTGGGCATTTAAGTGACATCCGATCCCCAGCAGCCTTGATACACTCTACGGCCAGCCAGCCTAGCTTCTCTGCTTGGTCCTCTCTGACCTCCACTTGAAACTCATCATGAATATTACCTACAAACTTGTACTCTATATTATGTATTGTAGCATACTCATCAAGTATCGTCAAGGACTTCTTCATTATTACTGCACCGGCTGACTGTAGAAGTGTATTCAAGGCGGCGTGTTCACTTCTTAGGATTAACTTCCTACCATCTAATCCTTTGAGGTATCCTCGCTTGGCTGACTTGGCAACCCGTTCTCGTAGATGTCTAAGAGGCGGTGTGTTGTTAAGAAACTTTTCCTTAAGTTCTGCTCCGTCTCTTCGAGAACCTCCAACAATAGCTCCGATTTTTGCGTCCCCTGCACCGTAGAGGAAAGCATAGATAAAAGTTTTAGCGAGGTCTCTTGTTGCAAGTCCAGCATTTTTTTGATTGGTTGTATGTACGTCTCCATTGGTAACTTCATTTGTGTACTCCTCATCATTCATGTAGTGGGCTAACATTCTCAACTCCAGGCCAGCGGCATCAATACCTACGAGCCTGTAACCTTTTGGTACTGTCCAACACTCACGGCATTCAGTACCATATGGAGAGTAGGAGGCGGGGACCTGTGCCATGTTGGGGCTGCTGTGTGTCATACGCCCCGTCACTGCACCGATAGGGTTAACCCTACCGTGGACCCTACCGTCCTCCTCTACCGCTTCTATCCAGGACTGTACCTGTGCCGTTCTCTTCTGTATCAGTAGATACTCTGCGATTAGCTTGGCCTCTGGTATGTCAACCCTGGATAAAACTCCTTCGTCTACGATGGCCTGTCCCTTCTCAGTAAACAACTTAGGCTTCCACCCAAAGAACTGTAGGTGACGGGCTATCTGTTGTCTTGACCCTAGATTAAATTCGGGAAAAGAAACTCTACTAAATGGACCAGCCACATCAGTATACCGATCCCCAAGAAACTTAAGGCCAACCACACTAAGGCTTCCGTCCTTGTTATATTTGGGAGTGACCTCCTTATCGAAGACCGGAAGAGGCGTGAACGTTTTATGAACTTCCCTCTCCACCTCCATACTACGCTGCTTAAGTTTTGCCTGTATATCAAACGCTCGCTTAACATCTAACTTCCATCCTGTCTTCTCCTGTTCAGTTATAATACGTTGCACTTCATGTTCTAGTTCTATGGATTCTCCCTGAAACTCCTCCAGCTTTTCAGTTAGTTCAGTGTACAGCTTGGCAGTAACGTCCAAGTCTCTCTCGCAGTACTCAATCATCTCGTCCGACAGGGTAGACCAGTCGTCGTGATCTCCCTTCCGAAACCCTAATCTCTCCCCCCATGCCCTGAGTGAATGTCCTCCCTCCATCTGAGGATTGTACAGTCGGGACAGAACAAGGGTATCAACTACGTTGGGTAGTGTAATCCCCAACAGGTCGTTCATTACAGGACTGTCAAACCCAATAATGTTATGACCAACCACAGTAGAATATCCATTGATGTACTCCTGTATCTCTGTTGCGTCACTAAACGAAGGCGAAAGGAAACTCTTCTTGATTTTCGTCTCCAGGTCCATCGTTCCTATCATCCATATCCGCTCTATCGAAGAGGTCTGGCTGTTTTGTAAAGCGGTGGTTTCTATATCTAAGATAAGCGTCCGGGTCATTGATTAAAGTCTCACCTCTGTTTAGAGCTTTGTGTTCTAAAGCGTGACAGTTCATACAAAGTATGACACATTTTTTCGCTTCCTTCAATACTTTTTCTTCTGACCTATCACCCCATGCTTGAGCTTCAAGTCCAAATTTTTTCTTAGCGGGGTCCAGATGGTGAAAGCATAGTACATCAGAAGGCCAGTGTAATAAACACATAGAACATTTTCCATTTGTTTCCTGTAGTATATACGCTTCCCTTCTCTCTCTTCCCGTAGTATTTCTTTTGGAACGATCATACATTGTCTTTCTCCCAGCAATCCTTACTACACCAGAACCGCATAGGTACTGCCTTGGCTACCGAAGGTGTCTCATGAAACGAACCACAGTACTGACACTTGAACATCCCAACGGGAACATCCTGGTCCATTGTCCCTGCGATCCCCACCCCCTCTTCTTTAGAACTCTTCATGGGCCACCTCCTGTACCTCAGGTGCTACACCCGCTACCATACGGGAGGTATCGTCCTCGTAGTACAGCCATCCAGCGTGTCCCGTGCGTCCCGTGCGGCGGCACTTCACTAGCTGCACCTTGGTACAGTTCCTTGCATAGTCGTCCTCCGACATCTTGTCCCTGCTCAGGAGTATGGTATTGAATGCGATCTGGTTGATTGAACCGGACCCCTTCATGTCGTACTCGTTGACATCGTGAGGGTCCTTGACGCTGGGCTTACGTAGGTGTGAGACAATGATGATGGCCGCATTGGTTTCCTTAGCCAGCTTCAGGCACCTATCCATGAAGGAGTCAATCATCCCGTTCTCATTGGACTGCACCGCTGCCTGTAGCGGATCAAGTATTATGACATCACAGTCCATACCCTTGATTAGATACCTCATACGAGAGAACAAGTCCTCTATGTCTGAGGCCCCAGCATGGTCGTCAAGGTGTATCCTATCGGTCTCCTGTAGTTCCTCATAGTGAGGGCGGTACGAACTGTAGTCGCGCTCCTCCTCAGGTATCACCTTGATATTGGTGCCACCCACTACACCCACTACGTTCTCCGTAATCTCACCTATGGATGCCTCAAGGAACACCGCTCCGATCCTACGGTTGGTCTCCTTGTACATACCATAGAGTAGGTTGGTGACGAAGGTAGTCTTACCTACGGAGGTCAAGGCACCTATCACCGTGACCTCACCAGCAGCCATGCCACCGTTCATCATCTTATTGAGGGTGCCGAAGGTGGATGGGAAAGGTATGATCTCTGCCTTGCCACGGGTGACAAAGGCGTCCCAACATACCTCGTCGGACAGCGAGACCACTCCTGCTGGCTTGTATTCCTTGGCGTCCCACCAGCACTTAACGAACTCCTGCACCCTCCCTGCCGTCAGCATATCGGCGGCGTCCTTCATGGGCAGACGCACTACCTTGGCCTTGTTGGGAGAGAACAGAGAGACCACCTCATCAGCGGCCTTCTGTCCAGCGGCATCGTTGTCGAAACAGATGACCACCTTATCGAATGTCTCCAGCCACTCAAGGTTCTCCTTGATGTCCTTGGCTGCGGCGGCGGCTCCCCGTTTGATGCTGACTACGGGCCACTTGCCGTCGAACATCTCGGCCACGGCGAGGGCATCTAGTTCCCCCTCCGTGACCGTGATGAACTTACCACCGCTGGGCCAGTGGCTCATACCAA